AATATTAAAGTATATGAAAAACTTAGAAATAATTTATCATATTTGAAAGATAGTTTTGGATATAAAATTAAACGTGAAGATGATGAAACAAATATCATTAGATATTATGAAAATTTTATGACTATGAATGAAATATTTATGTTAGATATTTATAATGATTTAGGTTTAAATTACAAACCAGAACCAGATGAAAAACGTAACTTGTATGATGTCTATACTAATATTTATTATCCTATGATAACATATGAAAGATTAGAAACAATTATTCAATTATTAAATGGAAAATCAGAAAAAGAAAATCAAATTATTGAATCATATTTTGGTACTATTAAAAATGATATTAAATTAGAAACTCTTATTGAAGAAACAGTTGAACAAGGAAAAATTGACATGGGTAAATTTAATAAATTATTTTCTGAAAATCATATTATTCAATCAATCATACATGTAAATATATCAGATCCTAAAAATATTACTGGTACAACATCTGATTCAAAGTTTAATTTATATAGAATTTTTGATAATTTTATAGTTGATAAAAAATATCCATTTATTCAATTTCAAACTCCAGATTCCCAATTAACCTATAAGTTTTATACTCGTGCAGAAAAAATAGATAATCAAGAAGTTTTATCTAAATGGTTCGAAAATGCTCCTTATGGTATAAGTTTTAAAATTAAAATTAATAATGAAAAATTAAAAACAGATGATAAGTATATTAGTATTGGATTACATGAAAATGGTAGAATTGAATATAAGATTACTTGGAAAGAAGATGATGAAGCTACTGTAGAAGATATTAATGAAACATATAATTATGTTCGCGAATTATTAAAGAAAATAAATAGTGAAAATAAAAAAATAAAATTTATTCTTCCTCAAGATGATAGATTTAAATATGCATTTATTAATACAATTCAAAAATTTACTATACCTGATAATTTTAAAATAAATCATAATGATCTATCTGAATTTTCTAGATTTTTCTTCCCTTATATCAGTTTGGTTATTGAACCTAAAAAACGCAAATCTAAAAAACAAGAACAAGATATCGAAGAAACATCAAAATATGGTACCTATTTAAGATATAAACGAATTAGTAAATATGAAAATAGAACTAAAATGCATCTAAGAATACTATATTTTTTAAGAAATTATGAATTGAATGATAGAGAATTAATTGATGAAATTTCTAAACAATTTAATATAACAGGAGATGTTGCTGCAAGAGAATTAGATTATGTTAGAGAAAAATACAGTAAAGTTATTAAAAAATCAAAGAAATTATTAAAGAAGCTTAAAAGTTTACCAAAATCAAAACCACCTGGTATTGGTATTGACATTCAAGGTCGTGATAAGGAACGATATAAAATAAGAATAACTGGAGCTCGTAATAAAGAACAATTGGAAGAAATCATAGATTTTATGAAGGTTTTAATTTATCTTTATGTAGAAACTTATTTATACAAAAAGAAAGAATTTCAAAAGCTTAAAGATATGTTAAAAAATTTAAATAAAATTGCAAAAAGACGTAATAAAGTTATAGAAGTTGTTGATTTTGATACCTCAATAAAAACAGTTAAATCGATAACATCCTTGGATAAAGCTCGTTTAGGTTTTAAACCAGAAAAAGGTCAAAATCAATGGACACGCTCATGTCAAAATTCAGGTAATGATAAAAAACGTAGACCAGAATTAACTCCTGGTGATCAAATTGAAAAATTAATTAAAAACGGCTATAAATTAAATAAACAAACTGGATTTTACGAAAAAGCTGTTGAAATGAAAATTAAGGGTAAAGTTTATAAAACAGTAATTAAAGCTGTTAAATTACAAGGTGAAAATAATACATATAATTTTTATACATGTGATCCATCAGAAAATCAAGAACATATGTATATTGGATTTTTAGCAAGGGGTAATAATCCAAGTGATTTATGTATGCCTTGTTGTTTTAAGAAAGATCATTCAGTAGGAGCAAATAAAGAAAAAAGAAATTATTTCTTAAAGTGTGTAGGTGAAAAAACAAAAGAAGAAAAATCAGATAAAAATATAAGTTCAAATCTAGGAGACAAATTATATATTTTACAAGATACCAATAAAATTCAGGAAGGTAGATTTATTTATTTGCCAAAATATTTGGATATATTTTTTAATAAAATTTGGAATAATGACCAAAAGATTAAAAACCATTATTTACTTGAATCAAAATCAGGATATTTTTTTAAATACACTGTTAAACACGAATATTATCATTTTCTAGTAGCTTTGGCTAGTATTTATGAAATGTCTGTTGAAGCATTAATTGATAAAATGGTTAAATTTATTGAAAAAGACAAAGATAATAAATTTTTTACATATCTAAACAATGGAGATATAGTAGAATCATTTAAAACCAGAGAGAATTATATTGAATATTTAAATACATCTAATTATTTGGAATATGATATTGTTGGAGAATTAACTGCTATTCCTGGAGTTATTTCATCTAAAGGTATTAACTATTTTATTTTAAGCAAACAAACAATAGTTATTAAAAAAGCACTTGAAAAAGAAAAAATAAAGGAAAAGTATTATCTTGAATGTTTAAATAATGAAAACTATAATTATCTTGATCAAGATAGAGACATTGTAATATTAATTAGAGAAGATAAATATTATTTTCCTATTTATAGAGTTCAAAAAGACGAAAAAGTTAATAAAAAAATAAATCTACAAAAATTTTTTAATCAAAAAGGTCCATTAGAAAAAATTGTAAATGAATTAAAAAAATATCATTCTAAAAGTTGTATTAACTCTTTAATTAATGAAATTTCTTCTAATAATAGTCTTACAGCTAAAAATATAATTCAAAAAATATCTCAATCAAAAATTAAAGTACGTAAACAATATATTGATGATAGACATAAATGTAAATATTTAGAACTAGATAATGGAATTATATTACCTACTAGACCTTCGGGTATAAATTATGATTATAATTTTGTTATTTTGAAAAATAGTAAAGTACCATGGTTAAGTTTAGCAAATACCATAAAAATATTAGAAAATTTAAATAAAATATTAAATTTGGAATATATTGTAAAATCAGTATTTTATGATAAAAAAATAGATTCAAAAATAAGAATTATATCAGCTTTATTAGAAAATGGTTTAACTATTCCAATTGAAAATAATACAGTAGATGAAAAAGATATTAAAAAATTAGGTTTATCAATTGTATTTCAACCTTTAGAAGAAACAATTAACCAAGAAATTATTAATTGGGACAATCAATATATTTATGATAATAGAAATAAAAGTGTAAAAGAACATAATTATATGAGCGAAACATATAATTTATATAGATTGGAATTAAGTTTATTTTTAGAGAAGAATCCTGAAATTAAAGATAAAATTATTGGAATTGTAAGAAATGTAAAAATAAATAAAAAAGATAAAAAACATGAATTAAGAAAAATATTATTTCAAATTATTGATCCAAAACTTAATTCTCAATATAAATTATCTAATGATAATGAAAAAAAAGGAGGAGGTAAAAATAATGATTTAATGGCATTCTTAGTAAAAAATATACCCGATTTAAAAAATTACTTGCTATCCAATGTTCGTGATTATTGTGAAATAAATACTTCAAAAGATAAATGTAATGTAAATCATCATTGTATATGGCAAAATGATACATGTAAATTACAACTATTGGAAAGTATTGCTATTGATTCAGTTAATAAAGTTATAGAAGAAATGGTTCAAGATGGTATTAAATTTAAAGAAATAATTCAAGAATCTAATTATTATGTTTCAGATATAGTTGATTATACTCAATATACTAATAGAAATAGTCAAAAAATTATAAAATCTTCTAACTTTAATATTAATAAATTAATGAGTGAATTATTTGGTAAAGATAAAATTCCTACAATTGGTAAACGACAGTTATCAAAAATGTTTGGAGATGTTGTAGAAGATGTTTTTCCAGAACTAATTGAAATGGGTAAACAATTTATTCAAATAATAACTCCAAATAAAGATTCTATAATAAGAGCATATGTTAATTCATATTATTGGATTAATAATCCATTATATGATATAGAATCTAGAAATTTAGGATATTTAAATGAATTACAAACAAATTTAACATATTTATTTAAGGCAAATATAATTGATTTTATCCAAAATAATTTAAACAAAGGAGATCAAGAAATTAAGAAATATTTAGAAAAATATTTCAAGAATGATTCTAACTTTTTTGAATCAACATTAAACAAATTTAGAAAAACATCATTTAATACTGATGGAAAAGTAGAATTATATATTTTAAGTCAAATGATACCAATTCCAATTATTGTTTATGATAATTATTCTAATGTTAAATATATATTCTTACAAGGAGAAATTCCTGTTAATAATGAAACAATTAAAAAATTTACAAATGAAAATAGTTTAAATAAAACAATATTTTTAAAATTTGATTTTGATTCTTCTACTACTATACCTAAAAACATATATTCTATATATTATTTATAATATATTTTATATGTCTAATTATAGTAAATTATGTCTGAACATGATAAAATATTAATTGAATTAATACAAAAACAAAGAAAAAATATAATTGATAAAAAACTTTTATATAATGATTTGAAAAGAATTAGTAAATATTTAAATAAATCTATTTTTAATAATGATTGCTCATTATGGAATGGTTATATTACTACTATTAAAAATGAAGATAAAAGTTCATATATAAATTTTTATTATAATGGCAAAAAATTTGCACTTCATAGATTATTATATCAAAATTACATAGGAGATCTAAATGATTCAGAATATATAAAATTTAATTGTTGTAATAAAGGAAAATGTTGTAATATTAATCACTTTTATAAAATTTCAAAAACTGATGATGAAAATAAAATTATTTCTAATAAAAATTTAGATCAAATAGAAAAAAAAGAATCTAAGAATATTATAGTCGATTTTGATATTTAGTTAATTTCAAAAATATTTTATAATTTATAAATAATGGATTATAAAATAAATAAAAACTTATTAGAAATTTTAGATTATAATCTAAAATGTTATCAATTTAAAAGTATCAAATTTGATAATGGACTTTTTGATGAAACTGTTGATGCTACATATATTATTAATTTAGTTGGTAATGGTAGATATGATAATATCATAAATCAAATTAATAAATACAAACCTACTAGTCAAGTATATATTTTACTAAATCAAGGATTTAGAAAATGCAATAAAACTAAACACATAGTTTATCCTGCTGATGATTTAAATGATGCTTTTCTTCAAATTTTTAGACATGCTAATGATAAAAAATATGAAAATATTCTTATTTTAGAAGATGATTTTATTTTCCATAAAGAAATAAAAAATAAAAAACATATTAATAGCATTAGTAAATTTTTGAAAAAAAAACAAGGTGAAGATTTTATTTATTTTTTAGGTTGTATACCATATTTAATGTTACCAAATATTACTGATTTAAAACATTTTAATAATATAAGTTCAGGTGGAATGCATAGTGTTATTTATAGTAAAAAAAATAGACAAAATATGATGGACAATTATAATGATATAATATTTAAGTATAAAGATTGGGATACAAATGCTCGTAACCAAAAAAATAGATATGCGTATTATAAATGTCTTTGTTATCAATTATTTCCTGAAACTGAAAATAGTAAATATTGGAATATTTCTCATCCTATTGTACATTTTATATCTTCTAAATTTGGTAAATATTTTATAAAA